ACCCTTTCGGCTTCCTGCCTCGTGGCACTGCTGCAGCCTGTGGTTTGGGTTCCGTCTGTGCATCTGCCACAGGCTCAACAGCAATGCCCCTGCCAGTGTTGATTAGGTGCATTGCTTCACTCGAGGGCAGCTCAATTACTTGCCCGCCCTCGAATGCCCTTGTTGAGCCGTTGACAATGCAGGCTAACGCGTTTTTTAGCTTAACTTGCATTGCCTACCCTCTTATGGATTCACGCCGTATACAAATGCCTCAGTTTGCGTAACATCGCCGCCCCATCGTGCCGTAACAAAAATTGCCGTTTGGTAATTGGCTTGGTACAAATACGGATTGCGTGAAATCTCGAGCCCGAGGTTTTCAACAAACGCGTAATAATTCCAGTTACCAAAAATAATAGGCTTGTTGCCAGTGCCCAGCACTGCAATTTTGTCAGTAATTGCAATAGGCTTGCCGTACAGATTGTCTAGCGTGCCTTGTGGTGTTGGTTGGAAGCTAAAGAAATTGCCTTGCAGCGCGCGAATTGTGCCCAGCGTAGCATTTTGCATTACCCATCCAGTGCTGTTGCCGTCATCAGCGTACCAGCTCGGCAGCTTGTGTACGATGTTGATAATGTCCGCCTGGTCAACACCTGAAACGCTTGCAAGGGTTTCAGAAACAGTAGCACGTGTTAATACACCATATGGCTGGCTCGAGCCCGTGCCGTTAATCATGTAATCGTTTAGGTGCCGTGCATAACCGCGCCCGATTTCACGTACCAAAAAGCCTTCCAAATCCATTGCGTTGTCACGCATAAGCTGATTTGAAATAAGCATAGCAAGCGAGGCAGTATATACCGTGATTGCAGATTGTGAGAATGTTGGTTCGTCAAAATTTGCGCTGCCAGATTCTGCAACAAATGCAAAATCACTTTTTGCATTTTGGCTGGCAATGTCGAAAATTTGTCGATCCGTGGTATAGCGCTGAATGCCGAGTTTTGCACCAATCCAGGATTGATCGCGCTTGTCAATAATCTGATCATAGAAATCACGAGGTACGGTATATCCACCGTTTGCTCCCGTGCCTTCTACCAGGGTTGCCTTAGCTGCAATGTCATCACCGGTTTTAATGTAGTGTACGATTGCTTCGCTAGATTCGTTGCTAAATCCCAGGGTAGTAAGCTTCTTGGTAGCTGGTGCCTTACCGCTGATAACCCCACCGCCTGCAACAGGCGTGCCTGCCATGTCCTCGAGCAATTCAGCCATTGCGGCTTTCATCTCATCTTTGTTCATTTGTCTACTCTCTTCTGTTGGTAATTCTGTATATGCAAGCGCGTAAGCTCGAACACCGTGATTGCTCACCTGTGGTGCCCGCTTAGCTTCGCTGTATGCCGTTGTACGTGGCTCGGCTGGTGTAGGTGTTAGGCTGATTTCGCCTACTACCCATCTTTTCAGCTCGCCATTTTCTCGCACTACCAAATGTGGCAGGCTGCCAGTTGATAAACCTAGCGCTCCCCGCTTTACAAGTTGCATTACCTGCTTTGCGTATTTGTCGCGCCTGTCTAATTCAATTTCAACATCTATGCCGTCGTCATCAGGTGCCCAGGCTTTTACAACACCAATTTGCCGTCGTAATTCGCCTAAGCTGTGGTCATAGTACACAGGCATACCAATAAACGATCGCGTTTCACCCAGGTCTGTTTTGCTGGTAAACGTATCGCCTTGCAAATCGCTGCCGCCAAATACAATGCCCTTGCCTTTTAACGTGTATTCACCAATTGCCTTTACTGCCATTACTTGCCTCGCAATACATACAGCAAATTGGCTGCCAGGTCTTGTGCTGATTTGGAAACCTCAATTGGCATTGCCATAGTTTCAGCCATTGGCTCGGCTGCCAATTCCTCGAGCATTTCGCCTGCTTCCTCGAGTTCTGGCATTGGCTGTGTTGCAGGTGTTTGAATTGCTCGCAACATCCAGCGCAATTTTTGATGATAGCCCAGGCGATCCTGTAGGAAATTCTGTACTGCAAATTCGCCTGCAATGCCTGCAAAATAAATACCGCCTTGCAGCAGGTCAATCATGCGCATATTGTCCAGGGTGATGCTTGCAAGCATTACTTGCAATGGTGATTCATCAGTAAGAGTATCAGCGACCTGGTAAGCCGTTACCTGGGCAATGGTTGCAGGTGCCTTAAAACCGAGTGAACGCAAGTATTCAGCGGTTGGATCGATAGCTTCCTCAAGCGCTTCGTACATGTCTGCAAAAAATGCATGATACTGAGGAAAAAAATGCTCCCCTTCAATATTCCAATGCATTGCGTGTGCTTTGTACCATAGGCAGATTGTTTCGCCTAAGATTTCACGCATTTGCCCTGGCAGGTCTGCAGCCTTAACGCTTCGCACTGCGTCTGTTTCGGCTTGCCGGCTGTTTACTTGCTCAATGTCGCTCATATCGTCACCGAGCTCGATAAACATGCTTTTCATTGTTTCGGCATACATTGCTGTTGCCTGTGCATGATCCATTACAGCCTTGCGAGCTGCTTTAATTAAAGGCCGTTGGGAGGGTGGTGACTCTTGGCGGTCGGACGATGGTGTGCTCTACGTTTTGGAGGTTGCGTCCCCTCCTGCTCGGGTTGACCAAGTTCCCGCGCGATCGGTTGCTCCCGCCGTTAGGCGGTTACGCCCGGGGAAGGTTTCTGCCGATGCGGTGGGCTTGCCTTCCGTGGTTCGCCGCGGTGGTATGGTCTGGCATCCGGAAGTGACTGAGACTGTGACTGACGGTGACGAATTAGTTTTCGATGATACCGATGAAACGCCTTGAAAAGTGGTGCCCCGGCGCGGACTTGAACCGCGAACAAACTGATTAAGAGGACTGGCTATGGTGTCGTTTTACTGCAGTAGTCCCAAAAACGGGATGTCTTTTGACGCATCTGGCATCCGTTCAACGCTTAAATGTGACTGTAAACCTGACTGTCCAACGCGGTTATTGACTGTGGGCGCAGGAGCATTTGGCGATGGAACGGAGGAGCTAGGGAGTCCGAACGAAGCGGAAAAAATCGGAGAGCAATCCCCCCTGAGCCCCTCTAACTGATCTGCGCCCCGGGGCCAGTCATTCCGAGGGGCGACGGGGGGTCAGCTTGATGATTTCTTTCCGCGTAGAGAGGCGACCGTCCGACGGAGAGACTGAGCCAATTGCGATCCTTTCGTGGTGATGAAGGTAACAGTTGCCAGTGCAGGTGAGCATTTGCTTTAGCAGGGTCAGGAACGCCACTACAAACTAAACACTTGTTCCACGTGGAACATTCTTGACGTGCCGGCACGTCGTGCTATTGTGCTCGTGTAATGAAGAACTACCAACTGACTACGGTCGAGTACGGGCGAGAGGTCTGCGTCAATGAACCCCGGTTGCGCTTCGAGTTCTGCGGGAAATCGCTGTTTCTTGAGGCTGGCGATGAGGGGCCAGTGTTCCTCGTCGATACTTCCGCCGAATTGCAAATCGGCCCAGGCTATTTAGGCTCAGAAGGGGGCGCCATTCTCGGTTGCACATTCTCCGAGTTGGGTGGTGCGCTTTCCGTCGCTTCTCTTGGCACAGGTGGAGAATCTTTGGTTGCCCGGTGGGTGGCTCAACTTGAAAAATGAACTCGATTACCTGGCAGGGCGTGGCGGTCGGAATCGCGGCGCAATCGTTTATGTCGGTGGCTTGGTCGTTCTGGTGGCGTTGGTGGTGGGAACGTTCTGTGCGGGTTGTTCCTCGGTCTGCCTACATTATTGACGAAGCCGCTGCTATCTGGTCGCACCATGGTTCCGTGGCTGAAGGTTGGCGTCGGGCTGCTGAATTCCATGCCGCTCAACTCAACTCCACTCGCCAAACTGAACCCCTCGAATCCGATGATGTCCCCTTCTGAGCCTACCTACCGAGAGCGTCAGCAAGCGGCGGCGCGTGCCAGGTGGGCTCGCCTGGGTCCGGAATCCCGCTCGGAACTCATGTCGCGGGTCCGTCGAAGTGCTCCCAAGCTGGATGTCCAGAAGGCCGCCACGACAGCGGCGTCAATCCTTGCCAGGACGGCGGTACGGCCCCGTAAGTTGCGGAAATGATCGCGGCGCCGGTGCGGTCTCCAATCTCGGCCGCAATCTGATTGTCTGGAATTCCCTGGCCACGCCGCGTGGCGACATAGTAGGCCCGTAATTCATGGCTCGTCAGGCTTGGCTGGCGGGCCTGCGTTGCTTTTGTGAGGCAGCGAACGAGATACTGCGGCCCCGCGTTCAACCCCTCGTATCGGTGAGGAATCCACCACGGTGACTTAGGGTGAAACTTGGCGTGCCAGGCGTGGTGGGCGTCGATGCATTCAGCTAGGTCGGGGTGTGCGAGAATGAATGGCATGCCGCCACCCTTCGCGCGCCGAACGGCCAGGTGTTTGCCATCCCAATACCCCGGCTCGCCTTGGGTAGCGTCCATTCGTAGGGTTACTACCTCAACGGTTCTGCACCCACAGAGCGCTTCGATTAGCATCTGCCACCCGGCCGCTGCGCTGAAAGGCTGCGCGAAAAGTGCCCTGGCTACGCTGTGGAGCTCTTCGGCGTCTTTGGGCATTCGGTCTCTTGCTTTCGTTGCTCTTGAGTACCTGTAGAATTTCAGCCTGCAGTCAGCGAGCGGGTTTAAGTCAATCGCAGCGGATCGTTTGGCGTGGTCAAGGGCGTTGTTTAACGTGAAAATGCAAAGGTCACAGTGTCTCGGGGTGTTTCTCTTGCGGCCGCATTCCTCCAGGAGCCCCGGCAAATTTCGGTGTGCCCTGGTCGTTGGGAATTCGGTCTTC